ATAATGTATTACAAAAATCCTGTAGCTGAAAGTTTAGGAGCAAGAGGATACTATATGGAATATAAATTATCTAATTCATCAACATGGCCAGTAGAAATATTTTCTGTATCTGGAAGTGTGATGAAAAGTTTTCCATAGATTTTTGTATCTTTGTTCATATTTAATTAAATGGATAAAAAAGATACGGCTTTAGCCAAAACGATATTAGGAGAAATATCGGCAAAAAGAGGAATGATGTGGGAAAAGATAGCGACATTCTCCAAACAATTAAATGAAATAGAGGGGAGTATAAACCATAAGGCGGGTGATAAACAAAGTGAGGCGATGAAAAAAATTGCCCCACTAAAACAACATATAGAAGGTGGTTTGTATACAAGAGAGATATTTATGCCGAAAGGATCTGTGGTGGTAAGTATGATTCACAAGCAGCAACATCCTTCTTTTTTATTAAAAGGAGAGTTGTCTTATTTGACAGATGAGGGTGAGGTAGTAAGAATAAAAGCTCCTCATAAAATATTTACTCAAATAGGAACGCAAAGAGTTTTATATATACATGAAGATTCTGAGTGGTGTTGTGTGTACAAAACAGACGCTCAAACTTTTGAAGAAGCAGAAGCTGATGTGTACACTAATAATTATAATGATTTACCAAAAGAATTAATAGAAAAAAATAAAAAATTATGGCAGGAGCAGCAGTAATATTAGCAGGCGTGGCCGCAGTCGGTTCTTTAGTGAGTGGAGGTCTATCTTTTGCTCAAGCAAGCAAGCAAAGAAAAGCTGCAAACAAAGCTCAACAAAGGTCGGATGCAATGATGAAAGAAGCCAAAAGAAGGCTTGAAACAAACTTTTATGAAGGTTTAAACGTACCTCTTGATGCATACGCAAAACAAAGAGAAATGAGTGTTTTAGGTTCTCAGACCTCCATACAGGCGCTTCAAGAAGGAGATCCTCGTACCTTAGCAGCAGGAGTAGGGGCAGTAGGGCAAGTGGCTTCAGCAGCAGATGAACAAATGAGAATAGGATTAGCTGGAGATCTTTATGAAAATAGAAAAATGAAAGCTGAGAAAGCTGACGCAATAAATCAACAAATGGTTAACATGAATTTAGGGCAAGCAAAACAATTTAAACAAGAGGAGCAAGACGCACGAGAAGCTTCTAATGCGGCAGTAATTGCAGGTGTTAGTTCTATAGGTGAAGCAGCAGCTATAGCGTCAGACGCTGTTCCTTTATTTGGTAAAGGAAAACAAAATAAACAAATTGCAGACATAGCAAATATGTTAAAAACAAGAACAAACTTTGAAAACTATGATGAAAGTCAAATTAAATCTATACTGAAAAACAAGGCTACAAGGGAGCAGATAGCGGCTTACACTGAAAATCCTGATGCTATCCCTGATTGGATGAAAGGTTTATTTACAGACGTTAACTGGTAATTAATTTAGATTTATAATATGGCAAGGACGGTAGCAGATTTTGATTTAACTCCACAAAGAGGAGAGAATGCTCAAATAAATTGGGGAGGTGTAGCTTCTGATTTTAGCAAGACTATTACAGACGCAATAGCAAGACGTAAGGCTCGTAAAAAAGCTATAGCGGATCAATATGCTAAACAAGCGGACAAACTTGGAGAGATAGAAGAATCAGATGATCCAACTATACAAGCTCAATTAGTAGCGGCTTCTCAAGCGTCCATGCGTGAGCTTTCGGATAGATATGATCTTGTAAAAAATGGACTACTTTCTCCTGAAGAATTTTCTTTATTTCAAACCAATCAAAAGGCAGACTATAAGACGGCATCCATATATATGAAAAGTATGGGTAAGTGGGCTGCAGAAATTAAAAATAGAATGGATAATAATAAAGCCACAAATGGGGATATTTTTGTTTATGATTTTTTAACTAAATATGGAGGATTGGCAGGAGTAGAAATAACTACTGGTAAAGACGGTAGGCTTGTATACAATACCCTTAAGAATGTAATGACTATGGAAGAGGCTAAAAAAGCTTTGGCAATAAATAGAGGCCTGCCTATCATTATTGGAGGATCTGATACACCTCACACTGACTATTTAGAAAAAATAAGCGATGAAGATGCTATAGCATATATAAAAGCCAATCCAAAATACGATGGAACAATTTCAGATGACAGAAGAACGCAAATTGGAGTTCAAGATTTAGCTAAGCTGTTTACATATAGAGGTGATCCAGGAGTTGTAGTTGATACTGTTGGAGCTATTAAAGAACAAGTAGATGTGTTGGGAACGTACATAAGAAGTTATTTTAATAAAACGTCTGGACAAACAACTACAATTAATGATTTTAGAAATGCCCCTGGTACAGAGGACACAAAAAAAGGTGGAGCTTATAGGGAAACTTTAAAGATATTACAAGATAAACTGGCTACATCACCTAATGAGATAGTGCAGGTATTAACAAATTTAGGAGGTTATCAGATAGCATTAGACGCAGAGGATGCCAGACAGAAATATGGGGAAGATGTAGATCTAAGTAAAATTATATATGCAGATTATCAGAACGGCCAAGTAACATATAGTAATATGGATGGCAAAAAAGCTGAGGCAGACAAAATTATAGATAGAGAATTAAACAAACAGCTTGACAGTTCAATTACACAAAGCGCACCAAGTGCATCGTGGATACAATATCAAAAGGATGAATCGAAAAAAGCTGAAGATTTATCAAAATATGTTAATGCTGTAGAGAAAATGTTAACTACAGACGATGAGAACGAGTATCAGACGCAGGCTCGTTTATTAATCCAAAGAGTTAATTCATCTGGTCAGCTTGGAGATAATAAATTAAACAGAATTATTCGTAAAGACGGAGCTTATGTGTTAGAGTTTATGGACGGTAATGGAAACTTCTTTGAAGAAACACCTATTAGTATTACACAAGGAGAAAGCACACTGCCAATTCACGAAGCTTTATTCTCTTTGATAACTCCAGGCGATGAAAGTTTTGAACTTTACAAAGGAGCGCTTGATAATAAGTTTGGAAAATTAGCTATTAAAGGAGCGGCTTATGAAAGAGGAAGAGTTCGACCATCTGTGATTGCACAAAATGAACAGATAATGGGAACAATAGAGAATCCTATGTCCACTTACGAATATCTAAAAGACAAGTTTGGTGATAATGTAAGATGGATTAAGAATGATGAGTATAAACTACCAGGCGCAGTAGATGAAATATTTAGAAGCTTATTACTGGATACCAGAGTTGCAGATGATATTGTAGTAGAATATAAAGATAAGAGTAGGGATGAACTAATACTTAAAATTGGTGGAGTAGATTATTCAGATATTATAAACGATGTTGTTGATGGTAATTTAGAAGGCCCTATGGGCGGTATACCTACTAAGAAGCTAAACAGACAAATATATAAGGTTTACAAAAAAGTTATAGGCGCAGGCGGAGGTGGTAGCAGCACAGGTAACGAAGGCGAGTTGGACGGATAATCGATTGATAAAATTTTATGGAGCGAATAGTAAAACTATATAATGTATTAAAAAGAGACGGATACTACACTAAGTCTTTAGAGGATTTTCAAAAACAAATGCAAGATCCTGCATATCAAGACAAGGTTTTTAATGTGGTGACTCGTGATCGTTTGTTTACAAAAAGTAAAGAGGAGTTTTTAGACATGTACTCCGTAAAAAAAAAAGACGATACGGAATTACCTTCAGAGGATGGTTCTTCGGATTCTCAAAAAACTAATCTTCCCGCACAGGTTGATGAAGAATTTCCTGAACAAATACCTACCACATATTCTGTAGATGGTAGGGATGTTGACTACAGCGAATATCTTGCTGAAGAAGATAAACACAGAGAAACACCAGGTATAAATCTTAACCCTTTTGATGACCGAGCTAATCAGTATACGGGTGAAACCCGAGAAATAGAAGTTTCTTACGAACCAAGAGAAGGAAGAAACACTGAAACTATACAAGTACCTGTAGGAGCTGGCGCTTTAGAAGAAAGGCTTGCTACAATCAACGCCTACCAAATAGATCAAGAGGAAACTGAAACCGTAGAAAGATTTAATTACTTATTTAATGACCTTGGATACTCTGCTGAAGAAGGTGGGGGAGGGATATTAATGGGGTTGGATTCATTTACCATAACCGCACCTAATGGTAAAACAAAAGCTTTTAATCTTGATCCTATAATGGGAGATATATTTGGAGGAGAAACTGATGTTGCAAAAAATATTAGGCAATCAAACAGAAGAGTCCAGAGAAAAAAATATATTAATATCTAACGATGAGCAGCACAAGGTATACTATTCGATGCAAGCGGTACAGCAATCAGTTAATGAATTAAATAAAAGCTCACAACAATTTGTAACTCAGCAGAAAAAAATTAACACAGACAGGGCTAATTGGCTGCAAGCTCAGGCCGTGTTTGAGAACGCTTCTAATGCCCAGTTTGAGAATCCAGAATTTAAAGCAAAATACGAGGAGCATTTAGCAGCAGGAAAGCTTATTGACCAAGATATAAAACAGCTTCAAGAAGATGTAATGAACTTTAAAGCTTACAACGATGTGGTTGTTCAGCAAGCAGGTAAGTACACTACAATGAAACAGGAGTCAGGCAAGGGTGATATGATGTGGTATCCCAAGCAAGTATGGAACTCTATGACAAACACTTTAGGAGCTTTTTTAGCTACTGGATATGGTATAGGGCAAGATGTATTAGCTGAAGGTGTAGAGGTTTTTGGCGTGCCTATGATTCCAGGTTTAAATGATATTGTCAATGCGTTTGGGAAAGATGAGGCTATTGGTCAAAATGAAGAAGAGTTTAAAAGAGATTATTTAACTGTTTTAGAAGCTAATCACCCTAATGTTTATAAAAACGTAGTACATAAA